ATTTTGCCGTAGGTTTCTAGCTCGATAAGAAGAAGGTCGAGTTTTGTTTCTAGGTCCATTTCATTTCCTTTACGTGTAGGTGTGCCATTTTGAGTCCAAGATAGATTCCCTGAGTGTCGAAGGTTCCTAGCTTGTAGGGGTGTTTCTCGAAGCGCTGGATTTCTTTTTCTAGCATTTCAAGAATGCGGTCGCGCTCTTCGCGCTGTCCGTTTACATATCCGGTCGCTTCTTTTTCTGCGAACTTTGCAGTCATAATCCCATTCCTTTTAGTAGCTCGTTCATTTCTCGTTTGTAGCGTCCGTTGATTTCGTTCACTAGGTCTTCTACGACGATTGGAATTCCTTCGTGGTCTTCTACGAAGCTGAGCAGATACTCCCGCTCGTTGCGTTGCCCGGCTTTGAAGCCGTCGGTGTATGCGGTGTTATTCGTTAGCTTCTTATCTAATCCGTCATAGAAGCCGCGAATGTAGTTTTCTTGTTTCGCTTGTTGAATCGTTCCGAAGGTCGTTGTTACTTCGTCGTCATCTTTCCAGCTCATTCCATTTCCCTTCTTGGTCTACGGTCGATTTTGTTTAGGTGTTCGATTAGTAGATTCAGCGTTGCGGGGTCAAGAAGTCCATTGAGAGTTAGGAATTCAAGAACGTTTTCTACTGCGTGCTGTTCGTCGCGTCTGCCCTTGTTGTAGGCGTCTAGATTTTCAGCGGGAAGTTTCAGAAGCGTAAACATCAGCGTTCAACCCTTCCACTAGGTCCAGAATCTTTGATACCGCTTTAGTTGGAACCGGGTTCGTCGCTTTGATTAGACGAAGAACTTCGTCGCGCATAAGAAGTCGTCCCATAAGGATTCCGTCCTGCTGCGCCATTTGATAGGTGAACTGGTGCGGGTTGTAATCGTCATTCCCGAAGTCAATTGTCGGGTCAGTCTTGCTTGCCATTTTCGTTCCTTTCTAAGAACTGTTTTTCTAGGTGGTTTAGAAGTCGAAGGTGATTTGTGTATCGGTAGAGAGTCGAAGCGGGATTGTCGTTTCGCTCTTCTTTTTCTTTTTCTGCGTAGTCGTATCCTTCTTTTAGAATCCGGCGCAGAACGAATTCAACGTCGCTCATTCTCCCGCCCAACGTCTTAGGACCGTAATAATTCCCGTAATCCAAAGAATCAGAAACAAAGAACAGAAGAAAAGAAGAGTGGCGTTTTCCATTAGGAATTGGCTCAGCTCCATAAGCCGGGCAAAGATTAGAAGCGCAACAGTTTCCAATCCCATTAGAGATACTTCCTTGCCATTGAATCAACTGCCCAGATAGTCGTTCCCAACATTCCGAACACGCCTAACGTGTATCCAAGAAGCAAGTCGATTTCTTGGAGCTTCCAACTGCCAACCAAGACAACTGCGAAGAGAATAAAAAATCCGATTAGTTTCATTTCTGGTAGTCCTCTTCTGTTAGTTCACAAACATACGCGTAGTCCTGAACATAGCTTGCGCCGTTTGGGTAAGTCGCTTCGATAATTTCGTAAGCTGCGAATTCGTCAAGGTTAGGAATTTTCTCAGGACCGTTTAGCCAGCTTGTCGTCTTCATTAGCTCGCGTCCGTAAACAAGTGGATAGTGGCGGTAGGTAACGTGAGAGTTTTTCTGTTGAAGCCAAAATGGAACCGTAAGCATTTGTCTAATCCTCCCGGGCGGACGCTTACGCGCCCGCTCCTTCTGCTAGGTAAGCTATGGCCTGCTTCTCGGTAGCGAAGTCCCAATACATTAGGTCGCGAACTTTTTGCGCGTCGCTTGTTGAGTCGGTAAGAATTTTGAAAAGCTCAAACTTTGAGTCTTCGACGTTCCAACCCTTCGCAGTTCTGCGGTCAATCATCTTTGCGTAAAGTGTCTGGGTCTGTGTCATTTCGGTTCCTTTCAATCGCCCGGCCTTTCCGGATAAATCCATTCAAGCATAGAAATTCGCAAATTTCTACCAATTTTGGCAAATTTTGGGAAATTTCTTACCGTGTCGTAATTTGGTTGAATTTTGGGCGCGTTAGAACGATTGTTCGATAGATTTAAAGCCCTAGAATGCCCGTAGAAGCCTTTTTAGGCGTTGTCTAGAGTGTTTACCCGTATCAAGGCTCCCGGGCCTCTATCGTCCGCGTAGCGCTTCTGGGCGCTTATGGCAATTATTCGAGAATCGTCCACGTAGACAAGCCCGGAAAGGGAATCGCCGACGGCTCGTATCAGCTTGTCAAGGTCGGGCATTACGGCGGGGAACTCCCGGGTTGCGGTCTTGGGTCTGGGCAGGTAGAAAATGACGGAAAGCTCTAGCGGTTCGTCGAGCAGTTCCCAACCCTCGGTTATCAAGTCCATAGCTGCGAACGCTACGGCGTTGCGCCAGCGTTTATGCTTTGCGGAATTGACTTGAACAATACGCCCGTGAATGACTGAGTGCGAGCCTTGCGAAGCTGGTTCGCCAAAAACTTCAATCTCTAGCTGGGCCATACTGTCGCCAAGCTTCGGTGATTGCGGCCCAAGTGTAAAACAAACCGAAGATTAGCCCCGCCCCGTGTAGGAAGCCGGAAGACTCGGAAGCGAATTCAATCAATAGAATTCCGGTCGCGGCGGGGACTAACCAACGGAGGACCATTAGAAGGGCAAAGCCTCTTCGTGAGTTGGAACCATAGCCGGAGCTTCGGAACCGTCCAGCTTGATAGTTGCGAAGTTGATAGACAAGTTCACTACGGTTTTGTCTTCTCCTTCTTTGTTCTTGTAGTTTCCGATAGAAGCTGAAAGAAGTCCGCGCGCGGATACCTTCTGCCCAACCTGAAGGGAACTGGTTGGAGAATCTAGCCAAGCGGTGTATCTCGCGTCGCGCTTTTCTCCGTCTTTAGATTTGAAGGTTTCGAGAATCTGGACGCCTTTGTTGCCAAAGACAAGTCCAACGATTTCGCCTTTTACTTCGATTGTTGCCATAGTGTTTCCACCTTTCTTATTTGTTGTTTCTTACTTTAGTAGCAAGCTAAGACTTTTTGATATGTTCGGGATTACAACAGTCAAGGTGGCCGCAGTTGCGAATTCCGGGAAGGACTGGTTTACCTTCGAACATTGGTTGCGTGAGAGTCTCCGGGTCAAAGTCTCCTTGCCACGGAAGGCACTTGGTATTCCCATACTTGACAATGAGCGACTGGCCCATTCGACAATCTGCGCAACGGACGCCAGTCTTGGGGTCGTCCATTTTGACGCGCCAAATATGCCCGCAACGGTTACATATCGCTTCGTTCTCTTCCACCGCATAACTGTATCAGCCCTTTATTAGCCCGGCTTGAATTGCTAGGTTCCGGCAGCATTCGTCGCAAGTCAGAAGACGCTTTCCGTGCGCGCAGATTGGGTGCGGGTCGCCTACTCTTTCCGGTTGCGTCGTCTTTGACCGGGTGCGAAGCTCTTCGTTCTTTCTTCTTTCCTTGATTCGAAGCGCGAAAGCAACAACGTGTTTGGCTTCGACGTAAGAGATGGATTCTTCGCGCTGGGCTTCTATGACCGCAGCCTTAGCGTCTGCGAAGTCTAGGTAGCCGATTAGGTCAAACCATACTTGAAGCTTTTCGGCTGTTAGCTGTCGATTGTCAATTGCGGAAAGGTATTCCATTAGCTCTTTTAGTTCGCTCTTAGTCATTAGCCCATTCCTCCAGCGCCTTTGAATCGGTTGTTTTTCGTTTTGGTAGTGGTCCATTATTCCAAGATTCAGCATTCAACCAAGTTGCGGGGTTCTTTATGAATTGCTTCTCGGGAAGGTTGGGGTCTTGAGAAAAGCGTTTAGCGCCTTCAATTACTAAAGCTAGGTCTTGGGTCTTAGCCGCTTTTCTAAATGCCCTGAGAGCTGCGCCCTTGTCTACCTTCTTTGGATAATGCTCCCAGAATTCTTCAAATACAGAATCGCTGTATATTCTCTCGTTGTTCTTAATAATGTTCTTCTTAATAATGTTGTTCTTATGTAGCGGATTGTCCTGCGTAGGCTTATCCAACGTAGGGCAATCCGACGGGTCTTGAGTCGTGTATGAATAGCCCCCAAGATAGCCTTTTTCGGTTCGCTCTCTATCTTCAGACCGGGACAGATATCCGGCTTCGAGCAATTCGTTTATTAGCGTGCGGATTGCGTCCCGTCCGACTCCGTTATCTCTTCCCAAGCTTTCCTGACTAATGCGCCAGCCCGGAGCGTGAGAAAGGAGCTGGGCTAGTAATCCCTTCGCGCCTAATGAGATTCTAGAATCTCGCAGCCAATCATTCGGTATCTGCGTGAAGTGGTCGTCGAATGAGTGGTGTCCACGAATTAGCGGCATTAGTTCCCTTTCTTTGCTAGTCCGATACTAGCCAACAAATCTGCGAGCGGAATCAGTCTTCCGATACTAGCCTTCGTTTCTTTGGAAGCGATTGGTTGCCTCGCTTCACGGGGGTTCGTGTTGCTTATGAATTGCTTCAGGACGCTGGTTTTGACCATTACGAATCCGTCCCCCGTTGGTGAGCCAAAGCAATAATATTCCGCTTCGCTTACGTTTATTCCCGATTGCTTTTTGTCTGAAGCGTCGGGTTGCGAATACTGCCACGTTTCAACGTAGACGTTTCCCGTTTCGTTTACTCGATAATCAGTTTTGACTTCTACCTTCTTGCCGATTAGGTCGGCTAAGAAAGTTTCGACAAGCTCTTCACCTATTCGTCCCCTTGTAAAGTCCACGTCAAAGCGTGGTTCGTATCCATTCATTTTTTCCTTTCAGTCTGGTTGGTTCGTTGGAACCTTTCCAAAATTATCGTCTAGTAAGTGCCAGCCGTCCCATAGCCGCACCGGAGTTTCTTCCGAGTCTTGATGTGAGTAAAGCTTCCAACCTAGCGTCCTTGCCTTAGCTGCGAACCCTGATTGCGATTCCATTAGCCCATTTGAATACGAACAAAAAACAATAATGTTTGACGGACGATTGCGTTCTTTACTTCCGCCCATTCCTCTATTGGCTCTATGTTGTGGAACAAGTTCTTCTCCAGTAGAACCGCAACAAGGGCAAGCCTTATCTCGGTCTAAGTATTTTTGGAATTCTTTTTTATTCATCTTCCCACGGGTCATACTTCTTCGCGGGCAGGTCTAAGCCCGTTCCCGAATAATCCGCAGCGAATCCAATAGTTGAAGAGCTGTCCGTATCTCTGAAGTTTAGAATCTCTTCCGAAGTCGGAGCCGGGCAGGAGTGGCGACGAATCCAATTCTTGTAAAGCTGAGTAGCTTCGTCCCCGGACGCTTGAAACGTTGCGCCGCAAGAACACTTCTCCCGTATTTTCATAAGTCGCCAATCTCCCGCCCATTAGTCTAGCTCCGCCATTGAAGTTCTACATTTCGGCTAATGACCGCGGTCATAGTTGCCGTATCAGCTAGGACTTTCATCTTCATTTTGACCCTGTTGAACTCAGCCCTAGCAAGGTCGGCTTTGAGCTTTTCGTCTATCGCCTGAAGCTTTGCCACCGCTTGTCGGTCTGCTACCGTGCCTTGACTGTTTAGAAACGATAAAGAAACGGATTTATCGTAGGCGGCTTCCGCGTCCGCTAATTTCACTTCTGCGTCATAAAGAGCCGAAGCTCCCCTTTCCATTTCTTTACTTATGCGCTGAAGCTCTTCGACAATTTGACCGGGGGTTTCCATTATGCGCTCGCTAATGCTGCTAGTTCTTTAATTCTGCTCAGAACTTCGTTTGAAGCGTTAGCAGTCTTAGCTTCAGAATAAAGGAGGCGTAGCTTGTCGATATCTTTACCTAGCGCCTCGGCTTCGTCTAGAAATTGACGCGTCGGAAGCTTCGGAGTCTGACCGCGCGCAACCTTTTCCATTTCTTGTTTGGTTGGTCCTTTAGAGCCGCCTAATGCCCAACGGAGACTTCTACCAAGAGCCGACGTACACGCATTCTCTAGAGCTGAAGTTTTGTTAGCCATTCCAACGCCGTCCACTTCGAAAGCCCATTCAGTAGCTTTTGGAAGTTCGCGTTCTTGGTCTTCAGAGTTTAGATAAACTCTAGCTTCGACTACCCAAGTTCCAACCGCCCTATCCTGCGGCGTAGTGTGATTTACAATTACGCATCTGATATCTGGATACTCCGCTATTGCTCTTGCGTGTCTTTCCTCGACAGTTTCGTAATCGTTCAAATTGAATTGTGCCATTTACTTCTTTCCTTTCTCGTGGTGTAAATAAGGGTTTCCCATTCCGCGAGCGCGCAAGCTAAGTGCGTGTTCGCCGTAAACTATTCCCTTCTTCTTTCCGCCCATAGCCGATAGGACTCGACTCTTTAGTTCGGTAAGTTTCTTTTCCGCTTCTTCAAATTGAGTCAGCGCAATAAAGTAATGAACGCCTAGTTCGTCTAGGTGTTCTTCTCCGTCTTCGATTTTAGGATTCATAGCGCGGATAGTTTCAAAGGTTGAATTGCTTCCGTCCCAGTCTGGCATTTTGACGTTTAGGACTGATTCCCTAAAACGGTAAGCGGCCGCGATTAGAGAAGTCGCTTCGAATGAATCCCACTCGACTTCGAATTCTTGATAGCTGGAACCAGCTAAAGCAACAAGGACCGCTTCTTGGATTCCGAAGACGTTCATATACCAAAGGACCTGCGCTCGGTAATGTTGCGGAACTTCGCTCCAGTAATCGCGTGAGAACTTGACTTCGATAATGCCCCAAGTTCCGTCCGGCTTGCGATACAACGCGTCCGGGTTAGCGCGCTGCCAACTGAATTCTTTATGCGCCCAAGTTCCGGTTGTAAAGATTTCGTAGTCCGGGTGTTCTTCGGCGAAGATTTCTAGGATTGGAGCTTCTAATTTGGTTCCAAGTCGCATAGCCATAGAAGGTTCGAAGTCGTCCGGAATTTGCTTCGTCTTCTTTGCCCATTTTGTAATTTGACTCTCGAACGGAGAAAGTCCTGCGATTGCCCCAATATCAGACCCGCCGACTGCTCCGGGTTCGTCTCTTAGAGCGTGCCATTCCTCCGAGCCATTTTCAAAGTTGCCAAGAAGAACTGCGTCTCCTAATTCCTTTACTTCTAGTTCCTTTATCATTTTTTCCTTTCTTGCTATTTTCGGTCTAACTTTCCTTTAGGGTTAGATTATGACTACCCTACGACAATTATTAGGAATTGAGCGCAAATACCTAGAACTTCACGAAGCAATTCGCGAGGTCGGGACTGTTGAATGCGAAGAGCTACCGGACGTCTTCTTTTCGCAAGAAGCGAGCAGGGAAGCGCAAAAAATAGCAGAAGAAATAGCCAAAAACATCTGCGGAAAATGCCCAGTTAGGGTACAATGCCGGGACTACGCTCTGTCTACCCGGGTAACGGGGATATGGGGAGGAACTACCGAAGCGGAAAGATACTAGCTTTTTTTGTCGTTCTTTTCGGCAATCTTGCCGAAGGACTTATTGATTTCGTCTGGGTCAAGTCCGCCGTCTGCTAGATAAGAGCGCGAAAGCTCCTGAGCAACGTCAATGATTCCAGCGAACGCAGCCATAGCAACGGCCTGAAGAACTTCAAGACCAATAACTGCTCCACCGACGAAGATTCCAGTAACCTTCAAAATAATAACCGCCATAGTTCTACGCGCGATATCTAGCCACATATTTATTCCTTACGTAAGGGGTAGGTTGCCGTCCACAAAATAAAAGTTCCGATAATACAGTAGCCAACGACGTCTTTAGCCGTGCCTTCAAGCACTACGTAAGCGACGAACATTCCAAGCAAAGTCCATAGTTGGTCCGTCATATCTCGAAAGAATTGCTTCAAGGTTTCCGTCCTACCGCTGTTATTGCTATTTGGCTGACAATGATAGAAGCGATAACAACTTGTTGCGCTTGTTCTCTAACTTCTGGCGTCATATCAGAACCGATATTTCTTATGTCTTCTACAAGTTTACCAATCGACAATGCGGGCAATTCTTCTTCGGGTTCTTCCGTCGGTGTTGGAATTGGTTCGACTGGACTAACGGGTTCTAGTGTTGGTTCTACCGAAGGTTCCGGGCTAGGTGTTTCTTCAGGCTTGGGTTCCGGTTTTGGTTCGGGTTTAGGCTTCGGCTCCGGAGTTGGTTCGGGTGTTGGTTCCGGTGTCGGTTCTACTGTCGGTTCTGGAATCGGGTCGGGTTGAACCGGAGCAGGTTCCGCCGGGCGTTCTACTTCTTCGGTTCGAGCAACGTCTTCGGTTCTTTGAACGTCTTCCGTTCTTTCCACTTGTTCCGTAGGAGTTGAATCAGGACTAGCAGATACTTCAGGGCTAGGAGCGGGAGTAGAAGGAATGCCAGCAAAGAAAAGCAAAGAAGAGTCCAACTCACCGCCGCTAGTATCAGTAACACCAACAAAAACGGAGAAGCTACCAGCATAACCGCCTTCGCAGTAGTGCGCCGCAATATTGCCTCGATTTTCAAAGTATCTATTTTCATTATCCCAACCAACCGTTCTAATAAGTTGCGCGCCGTTAGAGTCTGCGCACGTGATTATCGCCATAGCCTGAGCCGCGTAAGCGGGTGGAGAAACCCAAACCAACAAGAAAGTAAAAAGCCCTAACGAAGTTATCCGTAGGGCTTTTTTATTTAGAAACTTACTTAGCAAGCAAGTCCCATACTTTCGTATCCACTATTCCAGTTTGAACCATTCCATTCTTCTTCTGAAACGCGGTTACCGCTTTTTCTGTTAGCGGACCAAATTCGCCGTCTACCTTTAGCTTTAGCTTTCTCTGAATTAGGCGAACGTTCTTTCCGGTTGAACCTAGCTGAAGATTGACCGCGAACGCTGCGGCTGGAGGTGTTGGAGCTTTGACGGGTTCGTGTGTTGGAGCTGGTAGAACCGGAGCGTCTTCCGGTGTTGCCTGCGGAATAGACTCTTGAAGCTTGTAAGCGTCGATAGTGTTCTTGACGAACTCTAGAGGATTCACAAAGCCTGAGCCGTCGGAAGTCCAGCGCCAAACTTTACCCTTGTTGATTTCGAAGTGAAGGTGTCGCCCGGCTGAAGCTCCGGTGTTTCCCATAATTCCAAGAATGGTTCCAGCTTCGACCTTCTGGCCCTTTTTTACCTTCAACGAGTTTTCGACCATATGCGCGTAGCGGTGGACGTACCAAGTTCCGTTTATCTTTGAACGGATATCGACGTACCAACCAACTCCGCCAAGTGCTCCGTTGGAAAGCCTTAGCTTTGAAGTTCCCGCAGCAATTACTGTTCCGTCGTGAAATGCTTCAATGTAAATTTTTGGATTCGGTCCCCAAATATCCGTGCCGTTATGATGGCGCTTTACTTTATCTATGGGGTGTATCCTCCACCCGAAAGGACTTGTTACCTTCCAAGCTTTACCGAATTTTCCGTCAATTGGATATTGTGGCTTTGCCATTTTTAGACTCCTAAAATTGAAATGATAAGACCGATAAGAGAAACAACTGCGGCGGTAAGACCTGTATAGGCGACGCGCTCAATCCAAGCTAACCGGGCAAGTGTAAGTTCTACTTCCCGGATACGGTTTGGCACGTCGTCTAAGTGGTCCAGCTTCTCCAAAACCTTTATTAGAATCTCCCCGTGTTCGAGTTGCTTCTGATAAATTGCGTTCTGAGTGATTCGGACGCCAGTTGTTTCCTCGGCCATTATGCGTTCGGAATCACTATCGGAGCATTTATTTTACCTTCAGCCGTTAGAAAGGCATTAGGGTTTATTGCTAAAGCAAAATCAAGGGCTTCCATTTGACTAATGTTAGTAAAATCCCAAGCGCTAAGCTCTAATTCATTTAACGGTTCTGTAACATAACCCAAGATAGTTCCGCCGTTTTCCGCTTCTCCAGCAAGCCAACCGCCTTCAGCGCTAAAACCAAGTTCGGCAATTTTATCTTCTGGTCCCGTCCCGTAATTAGGATTAGTAAAATTTAGCTTCCAAGTTGCGTAATTCATTTTAGTTCTTTCTTTGTTTTCTCTACGTCTGCCACAAAGTTATCAAGAACCCCGGCTTGTTCCATAGCTTCAATGTGCGCAGGATTTACGTTTGAACCGCTCATCAACATAGCTTTAGCATTGTTTGTAAGTCTTGCCTGCCAGTAATCGGGCTGAGCTGTTTCAATCTCGTCCCTTGTAAACTTATGCTGAAAAGTATTCCAAATATCGATTAGGTGTGCCAGCTCTCGCTGCGCGCCAATAACTGCGTACTTAGAATTTTCTAATCCAAGTTCTAATTCTTGCGCTTTTAGTTCGTCCAGCTCATCTCCGGTAGCCCTAAGTCTGTCTATTTTTAGTTGAACTTTTTTAGTTGTTATTTCAGCTAATTTATATTTATGAATCATATCTTGGAGTTCTAAGCAAACTTGGTAGTATTTCATTTCTTCTGTCGCGTGCTGTCCTAAAACAAATCTTTCAAGTTGAAAGCGCGAGCGTGGCTGTTGAACTTCAGCTATTGCTTTTTCAATTTCGTCGAACATTTAGACTCCTGCGTTTGAGAAGAAAGATAAGGCGGATTTAGCATTTTGTAGAGTAGCTGCCAAAGTTGAGTTGGTGTCGTTGGTAAAGTTAAGTCTGACAATAGACGTAGTTCCGGGTGATGGCGGCTGCCCCCCAGCAACATAACCAGCTATGGCCCTATTCTCCATTGAGCTACCGCTGTCTTTATTTACGAATGTAAAAGTGCTTCTAGTGTCGGTTGGAAACGAAAACTTATTTGCGGTTGTTGAGTTAGTTCCAAAATAACCAGCGACACCTTGATTTGAAAAACCCATCAAGTTATACCAAGTTCCGGAGCTAAGCCCAGTACCGAGAGTGCTTCGAGAATCATTCGAAAAATCAAACTTGTCAATAGTTGTAACGGCAGAACCAGTATCTCCACCAGCAAAGTATCCAGCTACCCCATTGTTGGAATTACCAGCCAGAAACATTCTGGCACTTGAAAGCCCTACTCCTAAAGTGCTTCTGTTGTCGGCTGGGAAGGCAAACTTATCAACTCTAGTCAAACGACCGCTAGAATCACCGCCAGCGAAATACCCAAATACGCCAGAATTTGACGAACCCATATGTCCAGACGTAATGCTAGATAGACCTGTTCCTAAACTACTTCTTGAATCATTGGAGTAAAGAATCTTATCAACAGTCGAAGTGTACCCAGAATTGCTTTGACCGCCACTCTGATAACCAGCAACACCTGAATTAGTTATCCCTGCTCCGTAATAACTAACGCGACTTAGTGTGGTTCCGATAACGGAGTTTGTTTCTGTGGGAAATAATAGTTTTTCAATTACATCAAGATAAATGGAAGTCGCACCGCCAAGAGTATAACCAGCTACACCGATAAGCGGGCCTGTGCTAACTCCAGCGGCACTCAAAACTCCAATTGGAATAAGTGCCATAGCTAAACCGCCGTTGCGTTACCAATAATGCGGTAAGAATTAGTACCGACGCAGACAACGGAGACGGCGTCGTATCTTTGACCAATGCGATAAGCGGTTCCCGCGGTTCCACGTCCGGCAAGAGTCGTAGCAGTTCCGTCGCGGGTGATTGTTACGGTTCCAGCTCCGTCTTGGAGAATGTCGATTCTTTCCCCCGGCTGGAAAGCGGTAGCGGTTCCTACTGTTACGGTTACGGCGGAGCCTGCGGTGAAGACTAGAGTTTCGTAGCGGTCAGAAGTTAGAACCGTGTAGCTTGTTGCGGTGCTGCTCGCAAAAACCGCTTCATTGGATAAATATAGATTGACGTCTGCGGCTGTTAGGACGTCGCCCGCGGTAAAGACTTTTCTTGGCATTTGGGTTCCTTTGTTCTTTCTTTAGTTTATCAGTAGCTAAGGCGGTCGTTGTCTAGCTCGCCGAGCAGCGGAGAGTTCAAAACGAAGACTCCGAAGTTTAGGGTTTCTAGGGAAAATGTTGTGCGCTTTACCTGCGGTTCCCAGCTATGGGAAATACCAATAATTCGGCAGGGAAGCTCGATTGCCGGGGGAACATTAGACGGCGTGAAGTGAACTTGAACAATGTCGCCGATTTCTAGGTTTAGAACGGCTTCCGTTTGCGGGTTGGTTAGTTTATCAAGAACGACAGTTACGGCTTCAAAACGATAAAGCGGACGGTCGTAAGTAACCAAAAGGGCTTGCGCTAGCTCTGTTAGAACTGCCGGGTCTTGGACTAGAAGGTTGGTGTTGGAATAGGTTCTAACGCCATAAAGTCCGGTAGCAGATTCATTCTCGATTGTTACTTCATCTGGAACTACGTCGGTATTAGCTAGGTCAATACGAGTGTAAAGGTTTTCCGAACCATAGATTGCCCGGACGTTAGAAAAGAGAATCTTGATAGTAGCTGAAGGCGTTGTGTCGTCCGAGAAGATTAGGTCCGGGGTTGTAGTTGCCGCGTTTCTTTCCTTAAAGATAAGGTCGCCGTCTTTAGAGATAAAAAGGTTTCCAAATTCGGAAGTCGATACGCGCTGAAGATATTCAAGGGCAGAAATTCCGCTTACGAGTGAATCGAGAAGAACGGTCTTTCCGGCTTGAACTTGTCTAAGTTCGACGGGCCAGTTTACTTCCGGAAGGTCTAGAACACGGGTTACGCGTGCGCCAGAAAGTTCGCTAGGCGGGTCCAGTTCGTCGATAGGCGCGTTGGCTAAAGCTCCGAAGGCGTCCGCTACTTCGATTTGAGCAGTCGCGCGGTTGCCGGGTAGATACTCTAGGTCGAAGTCTTCAATATATCCATAGAAAACCGCTTCGTTGCTCGCCGAGATTCTGACTTGACGGCGTGGAACTAATTGTCCGTAGTAAGGTCCGGCTTCGTACAACGGGTCAAATACACGGTCGTTGTTTTCTACTACGATTGTTGCCACTCCAGCGTCCGTGCGGTCTAGGGCTTGGCTCTTTCCGCGCCTAACGGATACGGTTTGAACGCGTTCGGAGATGTCATAAAAAAGTTCCCCGGCGAGAATAAAGGTCGTATTGTCTAGGACTCCGCGCGTTGCGTCGTTTAGTTTGAACCCGGTTGGAGTGTTTGCGCCTAAGTCAAAACCGATTTCGACTTTTGGGCTAATCATTACGCACCCTGCCAGACTGCGCCGGAAGTACGCTCGTAAGCTCTAACGGCGTCCACAACTGCCTTACCAATAGAAGCTGCCGAATCTAGTCCGCCGTTTATGTTTACGTTGATAATCTGTTGTTGTTTAGGAGTTCCGAACTGAGCTTGCGTTCCAGTCATACCGATATCAGAACCTAGAGTCTGAATTTCTCCAAATCCCGTGTTGATTCTTGCTAGTCCTTCGGCTCCACCCGCTACAAGATTTGCCGCTAGACGTGCGCCCGCGACTGGCCCGGCTTGGATAACCTGAGCTAGAAGTGTCGGGTTTAGTCCCATTGAAGATAGCTGACTAATGTTTGTAGAGAATGCCCTAACTCGGGCTAGAAGCTTGTCCATATTCCGGATAATTGAATCGGTCGAACCGCCTAGCTCGGGAAGGCTAAATGCTCCAACAATTGAATCCCTAATACTTGCGAAAGTATTAACAATAGATTCCGAGAAAGACTTGTATCTAGCTTCTTGTTGCGCTAGTTTTTCTGCCGCTTCTTGGTCTGCCTTGTCTTGCGAAGCTCTTAGGTCGGCTTGGGCTTTATCAAAAGCTTCGGCTGCCGCTGCCTGACCTGCTGCTGAATTTTGATAACTTTTTGTTAGATTAGCAACTGCCTTCTGACCATTTTTAGCAATTCGTTTTAGAGCTTGGTTAGCTGCGACTACTGGCTTAGATGAACTAGCTACCCATTGAGCTACGTCTTTAGAAAGACCCTTACCGATTAGCTGGTTAGTCTTACTAAGAACCTTTTCGTCTTTTTTAGACCCGGCTATTAGAGACTGAAGCGGTGATTGTGCTTTAGCCGTCGCGGTTGATTTATCTAGGTTAGAAAGTAAATCGGCAAATGGGTCGGGTTGCTTATCTTTTGGTAGCGGTCCAAAAACTTTAGCTAGGTCCGCTGCGCTTGCTCCTGCGGAAATACCCTTGAAGCTACCTGCGGCAACGTTTAGTTGGTCGATTGCGGTCTTAGCGGTTCCATACTTTCCCGCTGCCCATTCTGCGTCTTTACCAGAATTTAGAACGGCAGTTCCAAAGCTTGTAACTACTGGAGTTGTCTTTCGGTAGCTACTATCTAATTCAGTCGCACCTTGAATAATAAAACCAAGCGCAACAAGAACCGCTCCGATTCCTGTAAGCATAAGAGCAGTTTTGAAAACCTTCAAAGCTCCAGTTGCTAATCCGATTTTTCCTGCGGTTACAGTAAAGGTGTTTCCAAGAATTATGGCTGCGGCGTTGTAAAGACCCATAGCGGCGCGGCTTGCGTTAAAAAGCGTATTTAAAGTAAAGAGCGCGGTAATTACCTTAAAAATTGCGTCTGCGTTTTGAATTAAGAAAGTCGTTATATCGACAATGGTTTTACCGAATGCTTTCCAGTCCACCGAAGCAATAGCGGCTTTTAGCTTAGTTCCTAATTCTGGAGCAACTTCCCTGAATGCCGCAATCATATCCCGAACGGCTGGCATAACCATAAATCCGATTTCTTCGGATAGGTCGTTTAGTTCATTGTTTAGGCTTTCAACCTGCCCGGCGAATGTCTGAGCGTAAGCTGCCGCCGAACCGCCGAACTGAGATTGAAGTTCCGCAAGAATAATCTTCTGCGCGCCTAGTAAATCTCCCGACGCGGTTAGAGTTTTTATCTGTTCTTTTTGTTGGTCGGTGAACTGGATTCCAACACGGGTCAGAGCGGAAATTCCCTTTACTGGGTCGTTTAGAGCCTTACCAAGACGGATAGCTTCGCCGCTTGCGTCCGTTCCCATAGCCCGAGCAACGTCAAGGCTTGCCCTAACTGTTTGGTCGAAGATGTCGTTGGTTTCGCCCGCTTGGTTCTGAATGTTCTTGAAGGTAAGAAGAAGGTTAGCCCCGGAAAGAATTGCTTCGTCATTGAAGGCGGTTGATTTCTGAAGGCTAGACGCTAGGGCTTGAATATCCTTAGCTGTTCCGTTAGCTGTTGTCCCGGTGGACTTTAGAACGGCTTCAGTCTGCGCAAATACTTTTTGAGATTCCGCTGCGTCTTGAAGGCTCTTCCCAATTAGGGCAACGCCTCCGGCTAGAGCTGCCCCGGCAATAGCGAAGTTTCTTCCTAGATTCTGGAAGTTTCCTCGAACTTTGTTTAGCTGATACTGCGCCTGCTTTAGACCTTTAGAATCAAAGACCGTAACAATGGGAATTCTAACTGCCATTACATTACCTTTAGTTTGACGTTTACTTTATTTGCGTAGTTTTCAAGAATTCTCAGGACGCCTTTTTCTATGCCTTCTTGTTTTCTTTCAAAGCCCGGATAAACAAAACGGGAAGCCTTTCTAGCAAGGTTGGCAATCAAAGCTCGACCCCGAGCAGTTCTTCCACCGTTTCCCCTACCTGCCATATCGACAATCTCAAAACCTATGCCATTCTTCGGCGGCGTAGTCGCAATTGTTACAAGCGCTGATTCATTTCGAGATATTGAGATTCTTGGAGACCGAAAGCTTGGAGCAACACGCGGGATTCGATATTGAGTTCTTCCGTTGTGGTTCATCATTCCCGATAGTGGCGCGACGGGTGGAATCTCAGACTTGATAGAAGAGATGGCGGCGTTCAGCCCTGAATCGTTTTTTATGTCTTTACGAAGTTGAGCAAGGCTTTCAGGCTGAACCTTTCTAAGAATAGTCAGGGTTTCTTGAACGCCTTCAACGTCAATTCTTACGTCTGTCATTACTCACCTCTTGTCTATTCTACCGAAGCGGAAATAGGGAAGCCCCTGCGTTAGCAAGGGCTTCACCTACCGCGGAAGGTTTTTAGCGACTAGCCACCGTCCCATAGTCCATAACATACGGTCGGACTGCTCCAATAAAACATTTGGAGGAATACCCGACTCGACCGCTAGGGAAGCTATGTACCAATGAGCAGAGCTGTCGC